ATGTATTAGGAGATTTAGAAATGATACAACTGTTCGTGCTATTCTTAGCTACGCTGACTCTGCTCACCACACTGGAACTATCTACCGCGCTTGCAATTTCAACTATTTCGGGTTGACGGATCAGAAAAAAGATTTCTATTATTCTGATGGAACAAAGCATTCTAGGGGTTCTGTAAAAGGTTTAGACGGCGAATGGAGAGATAGATCTCGTAAGCATAGATTTATGCTAGTGTTTGATAAAACATTAGACATTAAGTGGAACCCTCAGAAATGGAAGCGATAAATAGATCATAGAATAATATTAACAGAGAAATACAATGGGTCTTAGTCGCTTAGATAATTTTCTCAAGAATACCAAAGGAGAAATCCTTTATGTAGATCCTTCCAGTTTAAACTCTACGGATAGTGTTGAAAATCAGGGTAACTCCTTAGCAAGACCCTTCAAAACTATTCAAAGAGCACTGATGGAGTCTGCTAGATTCTCTTATCAGGAAGGAAGAGAAAACGATAGATTCGGAAAAACAACAATCTTGCTGTATCCTGGTGAGCATATTGTTGATAATAGACCAGGATTTCTTACATCGGAAGTTAGTGGCGAATACTTCACAAGAGCTGGAGAGTTAACAAACAATCTTTCTCCTCTTGGTAGAAATACTAATTTTGATTTATTATCTGAAGACAACATTCTTTACAAACTTAATAGTGTTTATGGTGGTGTTATTGTCCCCCGTGGTACTTCTATTGTTGGTCTTGATCTAAGAAAGACAAAGATCAGACCAAGATATGTTCCTGATCCAGAAAATGATGATATTGAAAGATCCGCTATTTTCCGTGTAACTGGTGCATGTTACATGTGGCAGTTTACTTTATTTGATGCTGATCCAAATGCGATTTGTTATAAAGATTACACTACTAACACATTTATTCCTAATTTCTCTCACCATAAGCTTACTTGCTTTGAGTATGCCGATGGTAAGAATGCAGTTAATATCAATGATGAATTTTTAATTTACGAATCTGAAACTTCTGATCTTGATATCTACTATCAGAAAATTGGTGATGTCTATGGTACTACTTCTGGTAGAGAAATTGAACCAGAGACTGTTGGTGATCCACTAGACATTGAAACTAAAATTGATGAATATAGAATTGTAGGATCTAGAGGTGCTACAGTTGGAATTTCTAGTATTAGAGCAGGTGATGGAGAAACATCTTCTAATATTATTACAGTAACTCTTACCGAAACTCTTGATGGATTGGATGTAGACACTCCAATTCAAATTTCAAATGTTTCTGTAAATGGATATACTGGACAGTTTGTTATTAGTGAAAAGAACAGTGATACTGAAATAGAATATAAAGCAACTTCTTCTCCATTAACTCCTTTACCATCTATTTCTGATATTGCTGGTGCAACACTTACTATTGTTACTGATACTGTTACTTCAGCATCACCATATATCTTTAACGTATCTCTAAGATCCGTTTATGGCGTGTGCGGTATGCACGCTGATGGTGATAAAGCAGATGGATTTAAGTCAATGGTTGTGGCTCAGTTCACTGGAATTGGTCTGCAAAAAGATAATAATGCCTTTATCAAGTATAATGATACCACAGGAACATATGAAGACTCTACAACAGTAGCAAACCTGTTTAGTGATTCAAATGCGAGATATAAACCTTCTTATGAAAACTATCATATCAAGGCAAGCAATAATGCAATCATTCAGGTTGTTTCTGTCTTTGGTATTGGTTATGCAGTTCATTTCTTAGCTGAATCCGGTGGAGATCTTTCTATCACCAACTCTAACTCTAACTTTGGTGCAAAATCTCTTGTTGCTCGAGGATTCCGTGCAGAAGCATTCCAAAGAGATGACGTTGGATATATTACTCATGTTATTCCACCACAAGAAAATATTTCTGATGATGTAAACGTTGAATTTGTTTCTCTTGATGTAACAAGAACTGCTGGTGTTGGAACAACTTCTACTTTATATCTTTATGAACAAAATATAGAGACTATTAAACCTACTAGTATTATTGATGGATATAGACTAGGTGCAAAACCAGACGATACAATAAAAGTTGATATTTTTAACGCAGGTATCACATCTACATATTCTGCGAAGATTGTGATGCCTGGTACAGAAACTTCTTATGAAAAAGAGTTTACTGTAACTAAAAAGTCGAATGGTATTTCTAATGAGATTTCATCCAATATCATTACATTTACAGAAAATCATACATTTGAAACTGGCGAATCTATAAGAATTTTAAGTGATACTGGACACATTCCAGATGGATTGATCAATGGTCAAATTTATTATGCAATCACTGAAGATTTATCTGCAAATCAAATTCAAGTTGCAAAAACACTAAATGATGCAGTAATTGGTCAAGAATCTACAATATATTCTAATGAGACAAGTACTGTAAAAGTTGTTTCAAGAGTATCTGATAAAAAACCTGGAGATACTGGACATCCTATTCAATGGGATGCTTCTAATCAACAGTGGTACATTTCTGTTTCTGCAGAAACCTCTAATAATGATCTCTACGGTTTGATTGCTAATTTAACTTCAGACGCTACTCCAAGATCATATTTCACAAGAACTCCTGATACTAGAGGACTCTTAGATAGAATTTATCGAGTAAGATATGTAATTCCAAAAGATAATCCTATTAGGTCCAGACCTCCGATTGAAGGATATGTTCTTCAAGAATCAGCTGATGTAACTGGATCAGATACTGAAAATGAAAAGTATTATAGTATTTCTTCAAAAGTTCTAAATGATAGTGCAGAACTTAGAAATCCCAGGTTCATTGCAAACGCTGTTTGGTCAACAAATACAGTAACAGTAACAACAGAAATTCCTCATAATTTGACTGTTGGTGATACTGTACAAGTTAAATCTATAAAGAGTACTGGTAATACTACAGGAGAGGATGCTGTAGGATTTAATGGTATATTCTTTGCAAGTACAATTCCTAATAAGAAAACATTTACTTACGAATTAACTACAGATCCTGGTACATTTACTAGTGATCCTTCAACAAGAGATTCTAATCTACCTAATTTCTCTAAGTATGAACTCCCTGGAACATATGTAATCTATCGCTCAGAAGAAATTCAGAGATACATTCAGGATGAGCAAGATGGTGTCTATCACTTAATTTTATTGATTGCTTCAAATAAACCTATTGTTTCGCCGTTTAATAGTGATAGGTATGTTCAACCTGTTCAGTTCTTATATCCCCAGATAAACAAGGATAACCCACAATCGGATCCAGACGCTGCAACTTGTTTTTCAGAATCTAATTTAATTGGTAATGTTATTGTTAATGATGTGCAGAAGAGCATCACAAAAGAATCTGTTACTAGATTATATGATGATATTAATATTGGTATTGCAATAACTGATATTGTTTCTACAGCTACTACAACTGGTACTGGTATTGCTCACACAATCTTTACAGAAGTTGAGCATGGACTTAATAGAATTACTAAAGTAAGTATTGATAGTCCTGGTGCTGGTTATGGTTCTGGAAGTGGAACTCTTATCTATAATGCAACTTTAACAGGATCTTCTGCAACAGTTTATGGTACAAATGCTACATGTGTAGTATCTATTGATGGAACTGGATCATTAACTGGAATTAAAATTATAGATGGTGGTCAAGGATATTCCGTTGGCGATGAGTTACAGGTAACTGGAACTGCAACAACAGCAGGATTCTCTACTGCTGTTGTAACGGTTGATTCTATTTACGATAATACGGGAGACACTCTGTATATTACAGACATTGGAGATTCTTATAAGCAATATAACACTCTTTATCGTATTACTGGTATCACAACTCAAAGTGATAAGCAAATTTTTGTTGAATCTGTAGATACGTTATCAGGAATCAATTCAATTGGTGTTGGTGCAACTGATTTACTTAAATCAAAAGCTTATTTACTTGGACCCACCATTGGTATTTCTTCTCTATCTTATAATAATATCACTGGTGTTGTAAGTTTTACCTCGGTTAACAATCATGGATTATCCGAAGACAACAAGATTCGACTTAGCGGTGCTAACTACTCTGGGTATAATAAAAATCACATTATTACCAGAGTTACAGGTCAGAATTCTTTTGAAGTTAATGTTGGAGTTGGAACAACAGTACCAGATGCTTTAGGAACAATTTATGCATATAGAAATGGTTTTGTTTCTAGAGCTGGACTTGTTAACATCTTAGATCAAAATGTTGGTGGTAGATTATTTGAGATTTATGATGGAATAAGTGCAGAATTGCAAAATGCTATAACATCTGAAGATGCGACAACCATTAGAATTACCGACATAACAAATTATGATTTAGAACTTGGTGATTATTTACAGATCGATGATGAAATTTTCAGAATTAAAGAAAGTGTTGATGGTAATCCTATAACTGTCTTTAGAGGATCTCTTGGAACTAAGAGATCTCTACATGATGCTAATTCTGTTGTTAGAAAAATCAAACCACTTCCAATGGAGTTGAGAAGAAATTCCATTATTCGTGCATCTGGACACACTTTTGAATATCTTGGATATGGTCCTGGTAACTATTCTACAGGTCTACCTGAAAGACAAGATAGAGTTCTTGATCAAAGAGAGATCTTTATTGCACAGGCTAACAAGCAGAATGGTGGTCTCGTTGCATTTACTGCGATGGATAGTGATGGTAACTTCTTCATTGGTAATAAGAAACTCAACTCTACAACTGGTAGAGAAGATGTATTTGATGCTCCTATTATTACCATTACTGGTCAAGATGTTACTACAGGTAATCAGGCAGGATTTGATGCTCAAGTATCATCCGAAATTACTATTACAAGATCACTAAAAGTTGAAGGTGGTCCTGAGCAAAACATTACTTCTGAATTTGATGGACCAGTAATTCTGAATAAGAAACTAACATCTTCTTCAGATGATGGTGTTGAATTGAAGTCTCTCTTCATGCAAGGTGAGAATAAAATCTCTAGAAAGTATACAAACTCCCCAACTAAACCAACTGCTGCTGGAAACCCTGGAGATGTTGTTATTAACTCTCAACCCGATAGTGGTGGAACTCTTGGATGGGTTTACACTGCTGATAATATTTGGGAAGATTTTGGATTACTTTCTGATCAAGGATTACCACTATCCAAGAACGTTGGACTTACAACTTACGGTGGAACTTATCTAGGTATTGCAACAAATATCAACTTCGCAGGAACAGGTGTTTCAATTACAGGAACAGTTGATGCTAATTCTGGAGTTGGAACACTTACATTCTATTCTAGTTCTGTTGAACCAGAATTCTTGATTGTTTCTGGAGTTTCTACGTTTAATAATAATATAGTTTCTAATGAAACATTATTCTCTAATGGTGGATTTATTGCAACTACTGGAGTTTCTACATTCTATGATGATGCAGTATTTAGAGAAGGTATTCAGGTATTCAATGGTCTTGAAGTTGATACAGCAACCGTTTCTGGTACAATTATTGCTACTGAATTAAACACTACCACATTTACAAATACAACTGCTAATTTTGCAGGAAGCATTTCTGCTGGTAGCACATCAGATTCTACAAATAGAACAATTAAAGTTCTAAGTGGTGATAATAATAACGCAGGATTTGAAGCATATGGTAATGTTCAGGGAACTGGATACATTCAGATAGGATCTAGAGCAGAAAGAGGTGGTGGTATTTCCTATAATGGAAACCTTTCTCCTTCTTTTGCAATTAGTGAAGAAGCAGATACTGTTTCTTATTATAGAAGATCTTCTGGTGTAAACTTCGTTGTATTCTCTCACCCCTATAATGATGATACAGTTACTTTCAATGGAGATGTTAATTTACAGAATCTAACTTCTGTTGACGTTACTGCTTCTGGAAATGCTTCTATTACTGGAAGTATCTCTACAGTAGCAAACATTAACTCTATTGGTATTTCTACTTTACCAACTATTCAGACTGATAATCTTACTGTTAATAATCAGTTGTCTATCCTTGCTCCAGTTGATCAAAACATTGTTGGACTAGGAACATCAACGGTAGTTGATTGCTCTGAAGGTAATTATTTCACAGTAACCGTAAATGGAAATACTACATTTACATTTGAGAATGCACCTAGTGGTGTTGTTTATGGATTTACTTTAGAAGTTACTCATACTTCTGGTACAATTACTTGGCCTTCTGAGGTTAAGTTCCCAGAGGATCAAGCTCCAATTATCAACACTTCAAAAACTCATTTATTCATGTTTGTTACTGATGATGGTGGAAGTAGATATAGAGGAGCAGCTCTATTTGATTATGACGATTAAGACGGATTAAAAACTGTCTCCTTCACATCTCCGTCTCTTGACGGGGGTGTTATAATATATGGGTTCACATCCACTAAATATGTCTAAGAAAAAGTTTGTGTGTGTAAGTCCGATCTCGCGGAAAGCAAAAAACAGATTTGCTAATGAGATGGAACTTTTTCATTCTTGTGAGGTAGAGTCTGAAGAAAATGATATGCTTTTTCTTGCATCATTAAATAAAAAATACTTTTTTTGGGTTCCTAAAAATGGTAATGAACATTGGAGAATTGAAAAATGAGTGATATTATCATTCATGCGTATAAACATAGAAAAAATGAACATATTCAAGAAGTAGAACCATTTAATGATGAAGGTGATTTTCTATATTCTGCATTTCAGGTTCCTTTAACTCATGTAAAAGTTCGTGACTGGAAAAATAAAAAACAAAAACTTCTTAGATTGCATAATAATTCAAGGCAAAATGCAAGAAAAGGTGATAGATTAGATGTTACTACGGATTACCATTATAATGGAGCGAGTGGTAGTTGTTATAGTAAAGATCTATTCAATATCTTAGAAGAAGAGATTGTGGTTCTTGAGAACATGCTTTTATGTGAAAATAGTTTTAACGATTTTGATTTTGATGAGTATTGTTCTGATGACGATACAAACTTTTATTTTGAAATGAATAATTCTTGGTTTGAAGGAGCTTCTGGTGGATCTTTTCATGGACCGCACACACATGGACCGACTGGTTATAGTTGTGTTTTATATGTGAATTTTAACAATAGCAAACACAGACCAACTGTTTTCATAAATCCTTTCTTTACATCTTTTTTTGGATGCAATTCTGAATATATTCCAGATTTTGTTGAGGAAGGATCTCTCCTTTGTTTTCCTTCTCCAATCGTTCATTATACGATACCAAATGTATCTGATGAAGAACGTTTAATTTGCTCTTGGAATATGAAAGTCGTTACAAGTGGTGGAAATGAGGTTATAGCATGACGACAAGTTTTTTTCATTTTTCTAGTCCTTTTGTTTCTTGGAAAAAAGTAGAAAACCATGATGAGATAAAACAAAAATGGTTACAACCAATCGTTGATGATTATGAAAAAAATAAAAATACATTAAAGAAATTATCTTCCAAAACTTGGGATGAAGATTGTTGTACGTCTTCTATATTTGGTAAGGATACAACGAGTTATGATTTGATAACAGATATTCTTGATGATAATCTTGTATCAAGCACAATATGGGAATCATATTATTCAATGCTCGACGGTCTATTGAAAACTGATAAGATCAGTAAAATCGAATATGAAGAATATCACAATGCTGTGTTAGATGATTTGTGGTATAATTATTATGAGATAGGAGAATATCAGGAAGCTCATAATCATGATACCTGCTTATTTTCTGGAGTTTATGTATTGGATGATTTGGAACCCAATAATACATATTGGTTTAACGAAAATCCTGTCTTTGGATCCGATACAAAAAATTGTTTTAGAAAGTCAAATTCTAGAGAACTGGGAATTGGAGAGGGATATATCTTATTTTTTCCTTCCAGATTACCACATTATGTTCCTTCTGTAAAAAACAAAAAAATTACTCTTTCGTTTAATTTTGATTATGACCGAGAAAGCTAAAGGTGGAATTTGCTTTTTCCCCTCCCCATTTATTTTTTGGAGAAAACCAAATAATCATGAGGAAATAAAAAGTAAAGTGCTTCCAATGATTGAAACTGATCTGTATAAAAATAAGGAAACTTATTTGAAGATGAGTAATTGGGGATGCGATATGGTATCTTCATTTCATTGTTATGATGAAAATATTTCTACCATCAATAATGATCTATTCACACATCCAGAATTAGTTGATGCTATTTGGGTAGCTTTTAATGAGATGCTCAACACACTTGCTGATCAAAATCAAATTGATGATTTAGATTTTAATTATTTTATTAAGTCTGAACTTGTAGATATTTGGTATAATAAGTACGACACTGGACATTATCAAGATATCCATGTACATCGTCCTTATGAGTTCTCTGGAATTTATATCTTGGATGATCCAAATTATTCAAATACTTATTTTTTCGATCAAAATTCAATATTCACTGTTGAAGGTAAACATACTTTCAGTGAGTCTGAGTCAAAAGAATTTGATATTGGTGAAGGAAATATTATATTATTTCCTGGTGCTTTGCCTCATCATGTTCCACCTGTAAAATCTGGTAAAATTACTATTTCTTTTAATATAAAAGTTTCTACAAATTCGAATGAAGAATCTAGTTAAAGTAATAAAGAAATTTGCAGATAATACAGAGATTGGTATATTAAATTGGTGGTCGCTTTCTAATTTTAAAGAGAATCCACATCAGTATCATGATCCTAATATGGATTCTCATCACCCTAGAAGTAGATTTACAACTAGGTTAAAGCAACATCAAAACTATACTAATACTGATGTTAAAATAGATTATCCACTTGTATCTTATATGATACAAGACAGAATCATAAAAGAATTAAAATTAGATGAATTCAAATTTCCTCCACCATTTTATAATGGAATAGTTAATGGAATAGGATTTGGGAAAGGATTGATAGAAGAGCACATTGATCCCATTTATTATGAAAATACATGCACGATGCACTGTAATATCATAACTAAAAAATCTGATAGTGGTGGTATTACAGTAATTGATGGAATTGAATATGATGTAGATCCTGGAGATCTATTATGTTATCCAGTTTCTGAAGTGAAACATAGAGTAACTTTAACTAGAGGATTAACAAATAGAATTTTATGGGTATTTGGATTCTGTATATCAAGAAATAAAATGAGAGATGTATTTTATGCTTAAAAAAATAAAAAAAATATTTTATATGTTAATTGATCCTCAACCAGAACTAACGTGGGAGCATGAAGCTACTCTGTATGACTGGGTTAGATGTCTTAACGAAAGAATTGATAGAGTAGAAGATAATCAAGTTTTTTTAAGAGGAGAAATTCTTAGGCTTGAAAAAAAGATTGATGAATTGTATAATAAATAGGTTATCCTTTTGGAAACTTATTATGACCGAAGAAAACACTAATGTTTCATCCGAACAAGATGGAAATGTTACAATCAACAGTCCTCTTCCTGTTGCAGAGACCGAGCAAGTTACTGAAAAAGTTGCTACTAAATCTCGACTGAGGGAGGCTCTCGAATCCTTTCATAAAGAAGTATCTACCGCTGTATCTTCTGATATGGATGATAAGGATGCTTTTGCACTTATAAGACAGTCTTTTAGAAATCTAAGGATTGAAAAACAGAGTTTAAATCCTATTGCAAAGAAAACTAAGAGTAAACTAAAACTTAAAAATAAAAAGAAAGGTATTATTAAGGGAAAAAGACTGAGAAAATCAAAAAAATAAATTAAGGTAATTAGTTTTTCATTATGAACATCTGGGAATATAACGATCTATCCAATATGCGTGTAGAGTCTTTTGAAGATTCTAAAATATATTGGATGGATAATTTTTATAAGTATCCTGATAAAGTTTATGAACACATAACAAAAGAAAAACCACCTCTCTGGAAACATGATGAACGTGATGAAGAATTTATGAAAAAGACTTATAATAATAAGTATTTTGAAGATAGAAGGTGGGACAATGTTCCCACCTCGAGTCTTTCAGAACTTCATGATGCACTTTCTGATGTTTTTGGTCAAAAAACATTTGATAGAGGAAATCTAGTTACTAATCACACTATTTTTTTCAAAGATGAAAAATCTAGAGAAATAAATGATTATAAAAATAATTGGTGGTGGCCTCACTGTGATGGTGGATATAATGCGATTGTTTATCTAAACAAGTGCGAAGATGGTACTGAACTTGGTACAAACTTGTATAGGGAATTAAAACCAGATACAGTTCAAAATACTGTTTCCGAGCATATGAGACCGTGGGTTGATAAATCTTATTGGAAGAGAATTGCCGCTTTCAAATCTAAGTATAACAGAATGGTTGCTTTTGATGGATTTAAATATGAACATGGAATGGCTATAGAAAATGATCGATGGTTTGATGAAGTGAGGGTTAATCAAGTGTTATTTTTTACAAGTGAAGAGTGGAGTAAAGACAATGACTAGTCATGCACATAGAGGAGCGAAAGAACCTGATTATGATAGTATTACTTTCGATGATTGTGTTTCAGAAATAATATTTCCAACTAAAGTTTGGACTGCTTTTCCTAATGAAATAAATAATGATGAAATAATCGAAGATTGTTATGTTTATCGAGAAAAACTTGATTCTGATGGAGTACAGAGGTCAAATGTTGGTGGATGGCAGAGTGGCGTTCGTAATTTAACGGATGCTATTTTTCGACATGATTTAAAATACATTTATGATATTGGATGTAGAGCAGTAAAATTTACTAATGAATGCTCTAAAGATATGGGATCTTTATGTGTTTATGATCAAGAATCTGCACATCTTTGGGTAAATATAAATTCAGGTAACGATTATAATGTTCTTCACAGTCATCCAAAAACTGATATTATAGTTGTCTATTATCCTATTCATGAAGAAGACATGGGAGACTTGTATCTGGTCAGGCATGATCCTTCTTTATTCTTGGATACTTTTAATGGTACAAGTGATCAGTGTCATTATGAAGTTCAGTTAGAAACTGGTCTCATGGTTGCTTTCCCTGCACATTTTTTACATTATGTTGCGCCTAACAAAACTGGTAGAGATAGAATTTCAATTTCTTTTAATATGTGTGCTGTTTAAATCATGATAAATAATCAAAACTATTAGGTCGAACGATAAATGTCTGTATTAAATGTTGATGGTATTTTATTTTCCGATGCTACTCAATTAGACTCAAAGTATGATATTATTGAGCAGAATAGTGTTACTGTGTTTTTTGAGTCTGCTGCTCCTACTGGATGGACAAAAATAACAACTCACAATAATAAAGCACTCAGAGTTGTATCTGGAACTGGTGGTGGATTTGGATCTGGTGGAGCTTCTGGACCAGGAGGATCTCCCTTTACAGCTGTTTTTAACACAATTCCTGTTAGTGGAAGTGTTACAACTGGAGGAACTGTTGGTGGACATACTTTAATTGAATCTGAATTACCTTCTCACGCTCACGGAGCTGGAGGTCAAGTTTTTGTTAGACCTGGACCTGGAGTAACTGTAAGAGCAGCACAAGATTCTGCTCCAAATACATCATCAGTTGGTGGTAATCAACCACACACTCATCCATTTACTGGAGCTAATGTACCTTGGAGTGCTAGTGTAGACTTAGCAGTTCAATATATCGATGTAATTCTTTGTCGTTTTAATTGATAAGGAGAAAATAATTTAAATGGCTATTTTACAAGCATCGGGTATTCAATTTGGAGACAGCTCCGTTCTTAATAGTTTCTATGGAATAGTTCCGCAAGGTAAACAAATGATTTTTTATCAAGCGGCAGCTCCTACTGGTTGGACAAAAGTAACATCAAAAGTAGTATTAGGTTCCCCTGTTGATCTTGGGGGTTCTGCTATTCAAGTTGTGTCTGGATCTGGTGGAAACTTCGTGAATACTGTTGAACCCAATCTTGAAACTGTATTTACTACAACAGCTATTCCAGTCTCTCCTGATGGTCCTTTTACTGCGGTTGGTTCTATTGAGAATACTACAATTAGTATCAGTCAGATGGCTGGTCATTCTCATGGTGCGGGAGGTTCTACTAACGTAGAATCTGGTCCACCAGTTCCAACTTTTTATCAAACTCCTGCAACGAGATTTTATAGTGAAAGAATTAGTAATAATGTTCAAACAGCATATCAGCAACCCAGACAAACTAGAGAACCATCTGTATATCAACAACCTTCTGCATATCAACAACCAGTAAACAGAAGAGCCCTTTTAAATGTTCAGAATCCACAAACAACTCAAGTAACTGAAAACCGTCGTTCGACGGATAACCGACAAAATCCACAAACAACTCGAGAACCACTCCAAGGACTTGTAAACCGTAGAGATCTCAATAGAAGACAAGATAGAAGACAACCAAATACTACAAGAGTACCGCAAAGTACTACGGTTCAACAACCTGTCCCACAGCCTGTAAATAGATCACAACCCGAAAATAGAAGAAGTCAGGACAACAGAAGACAACCTAATCCAATTAATAGGCGAAGCCCTCGAGGTGGAAATAGAAGACTAAGAATCCCCACAAGTCGAAGAGGTAGAAGACGTGGTCGCATCCGTGCGCGATCACCACGCAGTACTAGAATTAGATCACCAAATTCTTTTAATAGACAAAATCCCAATACAACTCAAGGTGGTCAAACACCAAGATCAACAGGACAAAATCCAAGATCATTCCAAAATCCCAACAGCGAGCAACAACCTGTCCCACAGCCAAATCCTCAAAATAGACAAAATCCTCAAAATAGACAACAAAACCGTCAGGAGGTGGCGCAGTTTCCTCAAACAACACAAGAAGGAAGACAAGCAACTAGAAACAGAAGAAGACCTACAACAACGCGAGAACCTAATCCAGTTCAAATAACAGCAAACAGAAGAAGACCTACAACAACGCAACAACCTAATACTACAAGAGTAGTTGCTAACACAAATGTTCAAGCTATTACTCAGGTCGTAGCAAATAGAAGAACAATTGCAAGATCTCCATCTACTAATCAAAACCCAGTTATTAACAGTTCTGCATATCGACAACCACTACTTGTTCCTGGTGGTGAAGCTCGTGAAGTTGGTACAGACGCACCAAATACTTCATTAGTTGGTGCTATTGGCGGAGGAACTCATAATCATGGTACGTTAATTGGTGATGAATATGATCTTACTTTTCCTTCTGGATTTATTCTTCGACTTCAGTATATTGATGTTATTGTTTGCAGTATTGATTAAATAAGTGTATAATTAAAAAACTAGTGAGGTAAATTATGGCAGCAGGTAAGTGGTGTCCATTGATTCGTAAAAATTGTGTAGAACATAAGTGTGCATTTTACACTCATGTTATGGGTCATAATCCCAATACAGGGCAACAAGTAGATGAATGGGCATGTTCTATTCAGTTTCTTCCTATGCTTTTGATTGAAAATTCGCAACAACAACGTGGAACTGGTGCTGCTGTAGAATCATTTAGAAATGAAATGGTAAAAGCAAACCAGACAAATATAAATATTCTTGAAGCTGCCGCAAATATGTTTTCAGCAACACAGAATGTTCGTGTTGTAGAAGAAAAACAGCAAAAATTTATTCCCAATTCTATAAATAACAACACCGATTCTGGAGAAAACCTATAATGAGAGTAACTATAGTTCCACCTGATAAAAAAATTACTGTTGATGGTAGACAATTAACCGTTAGTGATGAAGAATGGAATTTTGATGACAATCATATTCATGCTATTCAATGGTATGATGATCATGGTGAGTTAGAATGGGTCACTACAGATCCAAATGAAAAATTAACATCTATAGATATTGCTCAACCTTATATTGACTATTTCTTTAAAGAAATACCAAAAATTGAACAAATTAGAATTCAAAAAGAAGAAGCAGCAAGGCAACAGTTGCAAGATGAAATTGATTCCCGTGCTCAAGCTGAAATAGAAAAGCAAGAACTGATGAAAAAGATCAGGGAAACTGCTGAAGAAAATAGAAGAATTGCTGAAGTAGCTAGAGAAAAAGAAAGACGTGAGCAAGAATTACTAGATCAAATTTACGATAGGGAAAGAAATCTACAAATCGAGAGAGAACTTAAAGAAAAAGAAATTCAAAAAGCAAGAATTGATGCTGAAATTAGCCTAAGAGAAGAAACTGCATTTGCTGCAATGCGGGAAGAGAGAGAACAATTAAATTCACTTAATAATGAAATTGCTGCTAAGCAAGAGCAATTAAATTCTGTGTTTGAAAATCAATTAAGAGAAATTGAAGAGAGAAAACAATCTGTTGATAGCATAATCAATGAAGAAAGAGAACTCTTAGAATCTCAAAGACGTGAGTATCTAAGTCAAGTTAGCAGAGCACAAGAAGATCTTGAACTTCAACAGCAAGATGTTGAACTTAAATCTATAGAATTAACTAATAGAAGAAACGAAATTGAATTAGAAAGTGCAAGAGCTGCAGAAGAACATCGTCTTGGAGAAGAAAGAAGAGAAAGAGAAAAAGAAGACTTTATTCGCAGTCATGAATTAGCAATAGATAGTTATCAGAAACAAATTGAATATTTGCAATCTCAAAAAGAAATTATGGATCGTGAACTGAAAGCAGAATCAGAAAGAGTTGCATTGATAGAAAAAGAACATGAGATTCGGAAACAAAATGTTGATCTCCAGTCAGAACTCCTAGAAAGAGAAAAGGATGAATTTAATAGACTTCTTCAAATTGAAAGAGATGTTATAGAATCTAATCTATATGAAGATAGAGCAAGAGATGCTGCTATTAAGTTAGCAGAAGAACAGTATCAAAAAGATCTTCAAGAGCAACTAATTCAAAAAAATACTGAAATTATAAGTAGAGTTGCTGAAAATACTGATCCTCTGCTATTGTTAAATCAAATAGCAAGAGATCCTGATCTTGATATTGCAAACTTCCCTGTTGCTGAAATTCTTGGTTGGTTCTCTCAACTCAAAAAAGTACAAGATTTTTGTGGTAAATATGGATTAACCTATCAACAAGTTATGGGTAATCCAGAATTAAAAGCTCTATTAGAAGATATAATGACTGAATAATTTTGAGAGGTGTTAAAGTGAATGATGAACTAATAAAAAATAATTTTTTGGTATTAAAACAACTGGTAAATAGAGAAGAAGCAATCGATCTTGGATTATCTTTCAAAGATGATTCTGAAGATATCAACTTTGCTGGTGATCCTCAAGCTGAAAATTCTCACTCAGTTTATAATTATAAAAAAGCACTAGAACTTTTATGCGAACTTACTCCTGAAGTTAGTAATGCTATTGGAGAAACTGTTCTTCCAACATATACTTATGGTAGAATATACAAAGAAGGATCTGTTCTTGAAAAACATAAAGATAGACCAGCATGTGAAATATCATTAACTCTTAATCTAGGTGGTGATAAAGATTGGTCAATTTGGGTTGAAAATGTAAATGGAAACTCACATTGTGTAAATCTAGAACCTGGAGATGCGATGGTTTATCTTGGATGCGTAGCTCCTCATTGGAGAGACGAATTTGAAGGTAGTTGGTATGCACAGTTTTTTCTACATTATGTAAGAAGTAATGGTCCTTGTAGGGAATTTTATTTTGATAAAGATAAATCTTCTTCAAGGAGAGAAAGAGTAATTATAGATGCTCTTGTTGATGAAATAAAAAATGATAAACCAGTACCTGAAAATCTAATTAACAAGTATGCTAAAGGATATTTGTGCAATAAAGATGATTTAGAAAATAGTAACTTTAATGATCTTCCAGACCCAGTAACTGAAATGAAATTAGAAACCGAAAGCGACATTCTTAAGATTCTTTCAAAAAAAGAAAGTATTTTTAAAAAGAAAAAAGAAAAGTCAGTAACTCTAATTGAAGAAGATTCTTCTCCCGAAGATTCTCCTTTTGTCCGTTTTGATGATGAGAATAGTAAAGCAGAATCAGGTATTCCTTCTCTTGATCATTATATTAAAGTATATAAATCTATTCTTCCCGAGAAACTTTGTGATAAGATATTAAATGAGTACGTCACAACTGATCTTTGGGGACACGCTATGACTGGCGGTGGATTAGATCAAAACTCCAGAAATTGTGATGTTATTGGTATTTCTTGCAAAGATATTATCGCTCAAAATCATGATTATCGTTTAAGATTAGACTCTGAAATATATAATTGCGTTCATATTGCTCTTGATATGTATGAAAAGCAATTTGCACCAGAAGAAGGTCTTTGTATTGAAGAAGATACTGGATACGAACTTTTGAGATATAGAGAAGGACAATTCTATGTTCAACATACAGATCACTTTAAGCAAAATCCAAGAGTTATTTCTTGTAGTATTTGCTTGAATGATGATTATGAAGGTGGGGAATTTGCTTTCTTTGGTAGAAAGATTAAAATTAAACTTAGAAAAGGAGACATCTTAATGTTCCCATCTAGTTTCATGTATCCTCATGAAGTTATGCCCGTCACTAAAGGGAATAGATATAATATTATTACCTGGTTAGTATAATGAAGCAAGAATATAATCAATTTATTGGTATCTATGAAAATGCTTTTGATGGTGAATTTTGTGATGAATTGTTAAATTTGTTTGATGAGCATGAAAGAAATAAAACAAAAATTGTGGAGAATGATGGTGAAATAGTTCCTGCCGTTTGGGGTACACCAGAAAATTATGGCGGAAACATGAAAAGAAATGATTTTTGTTTAAACTTAGATCGTTTAGAGGAAACAATGTGGTATGATGAAATAAACGATGGGTTATTTGAAGCTTTTGATTTATATAAGCAGAAATATTTTTCATTAGAATATATTAAAATAAACAATTACTGTAATCCCTGGACAAAACTACAAAAGACTTATCCTCAAGGAGGTTATCATATTTGGCATTATGAAGTTGATTGTATAACTGAAGTATCAAGAGTTCTTGCTTGGATTTTATACTTAAATGATATTCCCGAAGGTGAAGGTGAGACAGAATTTTTATTTCAAGGTGTTCGGGTTAAACCAAAAAAAGGAACTTTAGTTATTTGGCCTGCTCATTTCACTCATCCTCATAGAGGAAATCCTGTTTATACTAAAACAAAATATATTGCTACAGGATGGATTGAATATAAGGACATTGTAGATAATCATCCAGACTCTCCTGTTGTTTATGATGGAGAGCAAAGTTCATACAAATTGCGTATAGATGAAGATGATGTTGATGATAATGGACAGATTGATGATAGAAATGATATAATGAATCAACTAGCAAAAGCAAAACGCTACAAAAGACTTTCCGACTTAATTTAACTATGGCTCTTTCAAAATCAGTAGAAACTTCTCTTCGTGAAGCAGAATCAAATCTTCGCAATGCTTTAGCATATGCTGCACGTCAAGAACGTCCAGTAGTTTGTGGAGTTATTGCAGAACTTATCAACAAAATTGATACTATTATCACGATGGATTCTGTTATGGATAAACTAGAAAACCGTCAGATGGGTGATAGTGGTATGTTTGGTAACTTCTTTAACGATGATGAATAAACTCTGAAGAGATTATTAAGAAACCCACACATCTGTTAGGGATCGCGTATAATATATTGTAGTAAACAATTACTAATCTATGAGCTTCAAACGGGACGAGCGTTCTCTCAAAAAAGAAGAAATCGATTCGATGGAAAAGGCTGTAAAAGAATCTGGATTAAGGGCAATTCACCCTGATAAGATGGAAGATTGGGCAGAACATCTAGTTAGGAAACTCGTAACGGACGATCATTGAAGTGGCACAGAGGAGCAACCATGCTCCTCTTTTTCATGTATATTAAAAGAGTCAAAGGAATTGCACATGACCACCGCCACCTTCGCCCAGTTCGTCGCCCAGCAAGACGCCCGTAACACTATCCAACTCAATGTGATCAAGTGGTGCTATATTCTGACCGATGCTCTGCGTCAGAACTATATTGAGACCGCTGTTCGTGGTCATCAGCGTTCCCTTGCTCGTCTAGAAGGTAATACTGAGACTGGTATTCAGTATCACAAAGCATGTATTGCTGATCTTCAGAGCGGTCGTTGCCCCATCGATTATGTGATCGAGAGCGGTAGGAAGTATCACAAGATCATTCTTGTTAATGGTGGTGGTCAGCGTTCTGTTCATGCTTTCGTAGACAAGAAGACTGGCGAACTGTATAAGTCTGCCAGCTGGAAGTCTCCTGCTAAGGGTGTTCGTTACGATTTGCGTATCATTAGTGATCGTGAATGGTTGCTGGAAAATGCTGATTGGGCAGGTGGTTATCTTTACATGAAGTAATGAGAAAAAAGAAAAAACCAGAGATCAAAGTATCAAATTCAAGAAAGAAGGAGTTGTTTCCTCATCCAGGAACATTTCCTATCTTTCTTGAAGATAAAACAGAAGAAAAACGCTGCTGGTTTACTTGTATCGAACATGCACAAAAGTATGTCGATAGATATGAACCAAAGTATAAGTGTTACAAATTCACAGGAAAAATCCAATGAAACTTAATCATCACCAGTGGAAACTTGTCTATGATGCTGTTCGCAAACAACAGGTGAACAGTATTGTTGATGGATCAGATTACAAAGAATATGATGAAATTCTCAATCAACTTTGGGATTTAGCATATTCTGAAACTTATGCTAATATAGAAATAGTAGAAAACCTCGCACGTCCTAATTCTTAAGATGGGTACTTGGAGAGCAGATGTTTTCCCTGATTCCAGTGTTGGAGAAATCGGCGTAGAAGTTGAAGCTTCAACATTTCATGGAGCAGAGAGACAAATTCGTACAATCTATGGTGATGTTCAATACATCCGCAATCTTCGTGAGGTTGGTATGTTTTCTGGTGGTTCTAGCTCCAGTGGTATTGGATGGGGGACAATCGCTGTTCTCTTTGGTATAGTTTTATTCTTTGCTTATTGGCCTTGGTTTTTACTTGGCGGTGCAATTTGGTTGCTTTGGAATATATTTAAGTAACCAGTTGGTGAACTGTCCACCCCCTTGTGAAAGGGGGGTTTTTTTGTGTATAATAGTTCTAACGACACAAAGCAATGCTCACGCTTCGCCCTCACCAAGATCGCATCGTTGCTCGGATGCAAAAGTATAACAAAGGTCAAATTATTGTTCCTACTGGTGGTGGTAAAACTCTCACCATGATTGTTGATACTCGGGATCGTCACGATTCTATCAACAACGGCACCACGACTGTTGTTGTTGCTCCGCGTATCCTTCTTGCTGAGCAACTTTGCAGCGAGTTTCTGGAGATTATTGATACTGCTAACACACATGTGATGCACGTTCATAGTGGTGAAACTCAGCACTATTCTACAACTAAAGCAGACAAAATTCACATGTTTGCTAACACTGCTCGCACTGCTGGTGAGAATGTTATCATCTTCACCACCTACAATTCGCTTGATCGTGTTCGTCAGGCAGATATTGAGGTCAATACGATCTACTTTGACGAAGCACATAACAGCGTTCAGCGTAACTTTTTCCCTGCGACTGAGTTTTTTGCTTCTGAAGCAGATCGTTGCTACTTCTACACTGCAACTCCAAAACATTCCCTGACTGTTTCTAAGCCAGGCATGAATGATGGTGCTGTTTATGGTCAGGTTCTGGTCAATGTTCCTGCTCCTGAGTTGGTTGAAGGTGGTTACATTCTTCCTCCTAAAGTTGTAGTCAAGCAACTGCCTATTATCAAAGGTCGTAAGGTTATGTTTGCTGATGACTGCACTAATCTGCTTGAGACTATCGATGATAACAACATCGACAAGACTCTGATTTGTGCTCGCACAACCAAGCAGATTATCAACCTTATTTCTCAGTCTCAGTTCTGCGTTGAACTTGCTCAGCGCGGATATTCTTGGATGACGATTACATCTAAGACTGGTGCAATCATTGACGGTAAGAAAGTCAATCGTGAAGAGTTTTTCAATACTCTGAACGCTTGGGGCAAAGATTCTGAGAAGAAGTTTGTTGTTCTGCATCACTCTATTCTGTCCGAAGGTATCAACGTTTCAGGTTTGGAGGCAGTCATTTTCATGCGTAACATGGACTTTATAGGTATTAGCCAGTCTATTGGACGAGTTATCAGACTCGGTGATAGATCCAAGACTTTTGGATTGGTTTGCATCCCAACTTATGATAAAGTTGGTATCTCTACCGCCCGTAAAGTTCAAGCAGTTGTTGATACTGTCTTCCAAAAGGGACTCCCAGCTGTGTCTGAAATTCGCCGCTAAGTATAACTATGAGTGTAACTATCCTTCAAAAACCTGTTGAGGAGATTGATTCTATAGACCAGACATTTGATCTGGTTTATATGGATCCTCCGTTCGGATTGCAGCGGGATTTTACCATGCAAGAGGAAGATGGACAGCAGAAAGGATTCTCAGATAAATGGGAATCTTTTGATGATTATACAGATTGGTATGCAAATGTAATAAACTCATGCTGGGCTAAACTTAACAAGAATGGATGGATGTATGCCCACAATAACTTCATGGGCAATGCACTTGTGATGTCTAAAATAGATCGAAAGATCAGAGATTCTTTCTATACAAATATCTCTTGGAAGAGATCTGGACCGAAGAATAACATCAAGAATGGTTGGGGTAACATCGTGGATTCAATCCTGGTGTTTAGAAAAGGCAGTCCATATTTTGAGGTTGAATATACTTCACTCGATCCTGTCTATGCTGCAAATAGTTTCAAGAATAAGGACGATGTTGGTTACTATGCTTTGGCGAAAGTAACAGGGGAAAAGAGTAGACCATGCGCTAGATTTGAATACAAAGGTTACAATCCTGTTTATGGGTTCCGTATAACAAGGGAAAAACTCGAAGAACTGGACGCGCAAGACCTGTTGCACTACGGTGCAAACAATATCTACAAAAAAATCTATTCTCATGAGTCTAAAGGTGTTCCCGTGCAGAATCTATGGGATGATGTATACTTTATCAGCAGAAGTGAGAAGAATAAGCGTAAGTATCCCACACAAAAACCCTTGAAATTGTTACAACGTATCATAAAAGCATCATCTGAGTCGGGCGGATGGGTTCTGGATCCTTTCTGTGGATCAGGAACAACAGCAATCGCGGCAATGGAACTGGGTCGGAATTGCATCACAATGGACGTGAATCCCGATGCTATCAGCATTGCACAAGAGACAATCGATGAGCTGTCCACCAAATCGACAAATGCCCTTGCTGAGGCATTATATTGACTTCAGTCAAACAAACCACATGAACGACTTTTTCATTGATTTTCCTGGCGAAATTCTTGATCTCACTGATGAGGACATCAATCAATTCCTTGATGAGGAAGATCCTGAAAAAAAGTTCGACCTAAATGAGTATATCAATGGAGATTACGATTACTGATGTCTTTACCAATTCCAAAACAGGATCAACTAGACGAACTTGAGTGGATGTCTCTCATCCACTTTCTTCGTGATTATCAACAGTCTCAAGAAGATGACGATGAGTTTGAATTTTGGGATGTTGTAATTGATAAACTTTACGCCATTCAACGACTTCAATTCCAACAAAAAGATGAGTCTAACCAGAAACCAGCCAGTTGAGGAACTGGTCTAAAACCCCTTGATTTTTGTCCCATTCTGTGCAATAGTAGGATCATGAAAAACATTCACATCGAACATCCTGAAGACATGATCCTTACGGGTGATCTGTCTGTTGTAGAATTGCTCTACAATTTTGATCAAGTTTCCGTCAAAATGGACGGTGCTCCTGCTATTGTGTGGGGCAAAGATCCTGCTACAGGTACATTTTTTGTTGGGACTAAAGCAGTCTTTAACAAGAAAAAGATTCGCATTGCACACTCTCACGAAGAAATTGACGAGCATTATGTCGAAGAGGTTGCGGATATTCTTCACGCTTGTTTTAATTTTCTTCCTCGCACAGATTCTATCTTGCAAGGGGATTTTATTGGTTGGGGCAATGATCGTACTTTTACTCCCAACACGATTACTTACTCGTTTCCCGAGTTTGTAACACAAAAGATCATTATTGCACCTCATACAGAATACTTTGCTGAGGATGATCTGCGTAAGGCTGTTGCTAAACCTTTCACAGAACTTCTTGAAGATAATCAGAAAGTAAAGTGGGTTCAACCTTCTGTAGATTACGTTAAGTATGATGATGAAGCACCCATATTCAAGACCGAAGATGTAAAGTTCTTGGATGAAAGAACTGCTGCATGTTGTAAGAAAATCATCAATGCTTTTATCCGTGAAGGTAAACTTTTGACGTATGAAATGCTGACGTTGATCTTCGATTGTCCGAAACTTGCTGACCTTTATCTCATCCTGATCGAGATGAAAGAGGATCTTATTGACTCTTTCATCATCACAGATTGCCCTGTAGCTTCTATTCAAGGACTGAAAGTAAAGCAGGAAGGTTTTGTTATCCATGGTCAAAATGGTATGCAAACTAAACTCGTAGATCGCGAAGTTTTTGCAAAAGCAAACTTTACCATGCCTAAGCGGTGGACGACCTGAGAAGTGGTCTACAGGCGCTTGTAGAGGGGTCTCAGGCGTGTATTATTAAAGAGTCAAAGGAACACACCTCAAATGACCATCACCGAACGTAATCAGAAACTCTACGAATTGCGTCACAAACTTGAAATGAAACGTGCTGAGGTTCGTATGGTTGAGCACGAAATCTTTGCTGTTCGTGATGCTTATGACCAGCAACGTTTTCAGGAAACTCCTCTCTTTGATGAAATGTTC